TACTGAAGCGGCACAACATCAATGCCGTAGTAATACTTACGCAGGCGCATGGAACTTGTCAACGGACGTATTTAAAAAAGACTTCAGAAAATTCCTTTGGCTCGTATGGAACCATATCGGACTACCCGACCCCACGCCTGTCCAGTACGACATAGCCAACTACATTCAATCCGGGCCTAAGCGTAGCATCATTCAAGCATTTCGCGGTGTCGGCAAATCGTACGTCACTAGCGCCTACTCTGCGTGGATTTGGCTTAACGACCCTAACGCTAAGGTATTAGTTGTGTCCGCGAGTAAAGAACGTGCCGACGCATTCTCCACGTTCACCCAGCGGATTATCTCTGAGCTACCGATTACGCAGCACTTGCAGCCAAGCCCTGACCAGAGAAACAGCAAGGTAGCCTTCGACGTTGGCCCCGCAGTCGCCAGCCACGCCCCTAGCTGTAAATCCGTCGGTATTACTGGCACGATCACCGGAAGTCGCTGCAATTACCTCATTGCCGACGACGTAGAAGTGCCGAACAACAGCGCGACTCAACTGATGCGCGATAAGCTCAGCGAGCTAGTCAAAGAGTTTGATTCGGTGCTTTCTCCTGGTGGCCGCATCATCTACCTCGGGACACCGCAGACGGAAGACAGCCTGTATACGCGGCTGCAAGAACGCGGGTACAGCACGCGGATTTGGCCTGCGTTGAAGCCCAGCGCGAACGAGGAAGTTGGCTACGGCGGCACACTTGCGCCATACGTCAGTGACCTGGACATACCCGCAGGTAGCACGGTGGACCCTGATCGCTTCTCCGAGACAGACCTTGCAGAACGCCAAGCGAGCTACGGGAAAGCTGGGTTTGCGTTGCAGTTCCAACTCAGCACAAGCATGTCGGATGCTGATCGTTATCCTCTAAAGATGCGTGATGTTTTGTTCATGCCGTTAGACCCTGAGACTGCGCCAATGAGCCTGACGTGGGGACCGATAGACGACCGCATGATACGCCACTTGCCTAACGTGGGCATGAAAGGTGACGGCATGTACGAACCTATGGCCGTCAGCAATGTTACTAGCCCGTACACGGGGAGCGTTATGGCGATTGACCCCAGCGGACGGGGGGCAGACGAAACAGGCTACGCAGTGGTTAAGATGCTCAACGGCTACCTGTTCGTTCACGAATGCGGTGGCCTCAAGGGGGGCTACGACGAAGACACACTGACACTCTTGGCGAACATCGCAGAACGCAACAAGGTCAACGCCGTGATAACGGAGAGTAACTTTGGGGACGGTATGTTCACTGAGCTTTTCCGCCCGGTCCTTCATCGTTCTCACAAATGCTTAGTCGAAGAGGTACGGCACAGTAAGCAGAAAGAACGCCGGATGATTGACACCTTGGAACCCGTCATGATGCGCCACAAGCTCGTCGTGGACCCCAAGGTTATCGAGAACGATTACCGCAGCGCCAATGCCTACGAGTCCACTCAACGCCTAAGCAAGATGCTTGTCTACCAGATGACGCGATTGACCTCCGAGCGAGGCGCACTGCGACACGACGACAGAATCGACGCGCTTAGCATCGCAGTCGCGTACTGGTCCGAACAGATGGCCGTGGATGAAGCCAGGGGTATTGCCCGTCAGAAACAAGAAGCTTTAGACAACGAGCTACGCAAGTTCATGAAGTCTGCGGGTAAGAACGCGCCCCGGCCCCGCTGGGTTGATCTCTCAAGGTAATACACCGCGCTTATACAGACGTAGTAAGAACACCGCGCTTATACGGGCGTAGCAAGAACACCGCGCTTGCGCACTGAAAGTCTGCCAAAGAAAGAACACAAGCAAAGAACACTTAATGCTTAAGCTTTATGTTTAAGCTTTATGCTTACTCTCTTTGATTTGGAATTTTGGAAGAACTTACGTTGTACTAATCACTGTGCTCTAGCATACGCCTGTAGAAGCGCTGTGCTTTTGCTACGCCAGTATAAAGCGCGGTGTGCTTTTACAAGGGCAGAAGCATTAAGTACGTGAACGCAAGCTAGCCGTTTTTTTCTCGCATGTCAAATCGAATTAGTTGCAAAAATGTGAACGCTAGTTCTAAGAGAGAACCGCGTCGTGACCCCCCCTCTACCCACTGTTAACGATGCGATTATGCGCCACGCCACGGAAAAACCTAACGTTTACAATGGTGTACTACGCATTGTTAGTGCGTTGTGCAGCGATTCAGTGCACTTGAAGCAACATATTCACGTAGATTAATGCGTAAGGGTTAGCGCGTGCCTCTTAGTATCCACCGCGCTTAACCTGCCCGTTCACTTGCCCGTTCACCTGGTCGCTTGCCTGGTCGCATTCATATGCGTCTACGCAGTGAATACGTTGAGGTTAACTGTTGACTTAATGCAAATAAGCAAATAGGTAAGCAATCAGCGATAACGCAATGTATGCGGTGTCGTCACTAACATTAAGGAGAGAACACAATGACAAAGTATGAGCTTCACGTCTTCTATGAAGACAACGATTTAGAACCAGACGCACGCGTCACGGTTGAATGCTTCGATAACAACGCCGCGGTGGACTATGCGAAAAGCATCATGCGCCCTAGTGCGGATATTGGCGCAATCACTGTCTTTAAGCCTTCATCGTGCGTGCCTTTTTGTGTCGAAGTGATTTATCGCTGTGACTTGGACTTTGACCACAATGCGCACCGCGCCGCGTACTACGGGGGGCAAGCGTAATGGTTTACGAAATGAAACTCCGCGCACGCCACGCTGACCGCCGCGACTATGTTGACCACATGCAACGCGAATTCGCGTTTTATGGGTTCACCGCGCCGCCGCTAACCGTTGCGCAGATTGTGCACTGTTGGCGCGCTGGTCTGGATCATGACCGTTGCTATGGCGTTGGTTGTGACGTTAGCAGCGGGTTCCCGTTCTTTTATTCTGTGCAGGTTAACGGGGGGGATGCGTGATGACTAGCCTTTATGAACACGTTGACCACATTCGCAAGCTTATCCGGGAAAAAGACTGGACAAACGGGCTGACGCCTAGCGACTACGCTTCCGAAGAAGACTACGAAGAAGCAAACAGCGCGTGGGCGTGGTTGTCAGACGTGCTGGACATTGAGTGGACTTGCCACCATGACAAAACGTTTAAGGGGGCGCGCCTATGGGTAGCGCTTGGCGGTCCTAACATCTGCGTCAATACCATGACGAACGAAGTAGAAGGCTATTGGTTAGGCGAAGAACCCGTGAAGCTTTACTTCGGGCAGAATAACGAGCTTGAAGACGCGTGCCTTGAGCTATGGGATTGCACCTAAACGCGTCACTAACTGCATGCGTGGGCGTAACACATGCGTCCACGCGCATTTAACTATGGAGAGAACGATAATGTTGTACGAAGACCGCATTGAAGCACTCGCTTCTAAGATTAACGAAATTGCAGACGCACGCGTTGAGTACGAGACAACGCACGAAGACGCGCTGGACGGTTACACGCACTTGGCGCACGAAGGTGACTGGACCTATCACGACAATGATTCACGTGTCGCACAGCGTGCGCGTGACTTAGGGTTGTCTGTGCCGGAAGAAATGGAAGACGTACTAGGGGACGCGTGCCTTGAGCGCATTACGTGGCGCTTTGATAGTCAGTATTACGGCAGTGAACCGGAAGACTTAGGCGCTTTCCCTATCTGTGAAATTGAAATGCAGATTGACCATGACGACTTGCCTGCGTGGTTTAATGACAAGTCACCCGAAGAAAAGCGCGCAATCATTGAAGACGTGAACCGCGTCTGTGACCACTACGTGCAAGGCACGACGGGGTTCACACAGTGGGCGTCACTCTTAGTCTACACACCGTCTGAAACAGCAGTCTTCTATTCACTGTCTGACAAGGCACTGCGCGAAGCGCACGCCGCAGTAATGGGGGATGCGTAATGTACCACCGTTATCTGTCAGCCGACGAAGCTTTAGACTTGTTTCAGAAACATCTCGCTGAACACGTGGAGAATTTAAAAGAAGCGTTCGAGTGCGAAGTGCCCAGCGATCATGATTTAGAAAGCGACTGCCTGCATTTAAGCGAAGCAATATCGTTGCGCGATAACGTGCGCGATTTGCGTGGGTTATTAATTTGGGCGGACGAACAAAAAGCCAAGCGTAAGGCTGAAGCAAGGGGGGAAGCGTAATGTTGACCCCTAACTTGTCACCTAAAGACGTTTCGGAATTGTTGCGCAAGCACTTGTCTGACCACGTGGAAAACGTGAAGCAACACCGCTTTGAATATGCGGGATACGAAGAAGAAAACATTGAAGAAGACTGCGCGTACTTAACCGAAGCAATATTGTTGCGCGATAACTTAGCCGAAATAAGTGAGCTATTTTCAGAACTCGCGTTATTTTCTGAAGGGGATGCGTAATGTTTTTTATCGTGACTTGGGTAGAAGACGACGGGGCAACAGCTAGCTGGGAAGCCTTC